AAGTACGGCGTATCCATAGTTGCGGTCGCCCGCGTCACCATCTTGCGGTGACGGATTTGGCGGGTCATCTGCGCTTCAGCAAGCGAGATAAAGTTGGGTATAGCGGTCGTCAAATCAGACCGATTGAGCCAATCGGCGACTGCGGTCTTCAACTCTGAATACGTCGTAATCGCCATTAAACAGTCCCCGGCCTTGTGCGGAAGTAACGATTGTCAGGATCGTTCAACCACTTCTTCATCGCCTCTTGGTCTTTAGTAATACCTTGGCGCTCAAGTTCATAATACACTGAAATCGGGATACTGCCAACCTTTGTCCATTCACCCCAGCGTTCCGGCGCTTCGTTGAACTCGCGCTTGTTCTGCTCGATGATTGCCGAAACGTCCTGCTCTTTCGAGATGATCGCTTCGTCCTTCTCGGCATCGTAATCGTAAAATGTTTTGACGCCGGTGAAAGCATCGTCGTTGATAAGGCGTTTAGTCATAAAACCCTCAATAGTTAGATGAGGGGGCGTTATGCCCCCTCACCCAAATAGACCTTCTTACGAAGTGGTCAAGTCGGCTACGATACCGTGGGCCGCTTGGTTGTTCACCTTCAGACCATACTCGACGAGGAGCAGAGCCTTCTCGGCGTCACCGGTTTTCGCCAAGTCCATTTTCTGGATTGGACGAAGAACGGCCAACGATGCGTAATCAGGATCGACTACGAACGCATCACGGTCGCGCTGGAAGCGGTTAGGAACGATGTTAACCGTACCGAAGTCGGACACATAAACGTCGGCTGCGCCGATGATTTGCGCCTGCTGACCAGCAGGAACGTCGCGGAAGCGGGTTGCGATACCGGTGAATGCAGAAGCGGCGGTCTTGTTGAACGGACCAACCATCAGCATCTTAGGCGTACCACCCGAAGTCCAGACGCTCTGGATAACACCCTTCAACAGGGCTTCCGTGAACGCACGCTGCGTACCATCAGTACGAGCAGCAGTTGGGGTCGAGCCAACAGTCGGGTTTGCACCGCCTGAACCGAACGAGGTGTTCGAAGTCAACCATGCAGGCAGACCAGCAGTACGACGTGCAGTTGTGGTGTTACCCGCAACAGACGCTTGGTTGGCAAGCAATGCGCTTTCCATGTCGCGCTTCAGTTCCGAACCCAGCTTTGCAAGCTGATAGGTCATTTCGTTACGACGACCAGCCTTATCGACTGCTTCAAGCGTACCGGAGATTACGACGTTCTTCGTGCTGATCTGCGTGTAGTTACCAACGCGTGCGGTTGGCGAAACAGCAGTGAACGAAGAAATGTCGTCACCTTCGAGTGCGGCGTTAGAAGCCGAAGCAGCGGCCAAAACGTCGGTCTGCCATTCGAAGTAGGTGTTCTTGACGCTTTCGCGGCCAATGTTCGAAATGAACGGAGTTTCTTCTGGCGAGATGTTATAGATAACGTTCGACAGGTCTTCACGAATACCGATAGCTGAGTACCGGGTAAAAGTATTTGCTACAATAGCCATTAGTTCACATCCTTATTAAATGAGTTTATCCAACAGGGCCGCTGCATCTGCGACACGGCCTGTACGCGCAAGGCGCTGGGACGCTTTCTTTACATCGGAAGAACGTGTGTTGACTTGAGTACCTGAAGAACCGGGACGGACGATCCGCGCAACCTTTCTTGGCTGTGCTTTCGCTTTTTCCACTTTCTTCGAACCCTTATCAAACATCATCGCTTTGCGCAGGATTGAGACGTGACTGGCTTGAACAAGTGCACTAAGGTCGCGTTCGCTAAACCCGTTATTCAAAGCCCATTCACGAAGTTCCTTAGCTTCGCTTTGCATTGTGCCTTCGTCTTTCCATTCAGGAATGACTTCCGTGAGTTTGGCGCGCTCTGACTGCACAATGTCAGCCAATGCCCGCTGTTGCTCTTTGGCCATCTCTTCAGCGATTCGCTGCTGTTCAGTACTAATCGCCTGAAGTTTAGCGACTCGTTCCTGACGAGACTTATTCCAATGCCGTTCTAACCGCGCCGCCTCAATGGGGTCTTCGTTATAAAGATTGTCCCAATCAGGCTCAGCTTCGGACTGCACCTCAAGTTGTGCTTTAAGCACTGGGAGCAATTCCGCGTATTGAGCGCGTTCCATTCGGATCGCTTCGGCTTCGCCGTGGAACGACTTGCGTTCTTCAGCTAAGGCCTGAGTTTTCCGTGTGTAATCCGAATAACGAGAATAACCTTTCCGAAGTTCGTCAAGGGTGACTTCCAATTCTTTGCCATCATCTTTTACCTTGATGACTAGATCGTCAGGAAGTTCCTGTTCGATAACCTCTTCTGTGTCGTACTCTTCATCCGGGTCAGACTCTTCGGTTTCATCTTCTTCCGAGTATTCCTCGGCTTCAGGTTCTTCCTCATAGCCCTGAGCCTCTTCAGGCTCTTGCGCCTCGGCCTCGTCTTGGGTGTCCTCATCAGGGCCAAGCAATTGGTCGATGGCTAGTGTTGCTTCGTGGAGGCCGATCCCACCACTGGGGTTGCCGACTTGTTCCGTCATATAGCACCTTCTTTATTAAATGTTAACTCCTTGATTTGGCGACTAAGCCGTCGTCAAGGATTGCCTGTAGGCGGGCTTTCAACCGCTCAAGTCCTTTGAGCGTGTGAAACATGTCAGAGCGTCCGCTATAGTCAGTGTGAGCCGACCTGCGCCACTCTTCAAAAATATCTCTTTCCACTGCGTCAAATGCCTCCTTGAGAATCTCATCCTCAAGAAGGCGCTTCGCGTGGTTAGCTTTTGTCATAGGGTCCATTAGATCAACGTCGAACGAGCAGGGTTAGTCGTCATCGCAGCCGCTGCTTGTGCGGCGGGGGTTCCTGCCGAAAAAACACTGCTGTAGCCCGGCGTGAAGAACATGGCTTCTGGGCCAAAACCGTACCGCTCGTAATCCGTAATGTTTGGATTGGCGCGCATATCTCGGCCTGTGCCAAGTCCTGTGCCCGTGCCCGTGCCCGTGCCCGTGCCAAATGGGGAAACGTAGGTCGATGTTGTGCCTGTTCCACCGCTGCCGCTGCCACCCACAAGATTTCCTATAAGAGTACTCCCGACACCAAGAACGGACAGAAGTTCACCTATGGTAAGCCCAGTGCCGAGAACACCGCCTCTTTCTGAAGTAGTGGTGTTGCCCGTTGAGGTTCCGCCCGTCAGCGTATTAAGCAGGCGGGTCATATCCACCGCGTTCAATACCGCGCCCGTTGATGTGTCCCTAGCCGCTCCCGGTCTTTCCCCGGTAACAGTAATAGTGTCCGCTCCGGTTGTTGTATTCAACAGCCCACTTGTTCCGGCTGTTGTTGCCGCTCCGGTATTGCCCCCTGTAGTTTGGTTTCCGGTAACAACAATGTTGTTGTCTAAGGCGGATAAATCTCTCAACATATTAAGCAAATCGGCTGTCGTTGCCGCACCTGTTGTTGCACCTGTTGTCGCACCGGTCACGTCCGCACGCGCAACGATGTCGCCGAGTCTTGCTTCCTCAAGCTGCTCGGCAGTCTGATTCGTACTGGTTCCGCCTGTTCCGGTTATCGTATTCAGTAATCCACTAGTTCCGGCTGCCGTTGCCGCACCTGTTGTCGCACCGGTTGTTGCACCGGTCACGTCCGCACGCGCAACAATGTCACCGAGTCTTGCTTCCTCAAGCTGCTCTGCAGTCTGATTCGTACTGGTTCCGCCTGTTCTGGTTGCGCCAGTCGCTCCACCAGCAGCCCCACCCACAGCACCTTGAACCACGCCAGCACCTACGCCCTGCGCAAGATTGCTAAGGGCGTTAACAACGATGTCTCCTGCTGCGCCAGAAACAGCCTGATTGGCAGCTCCCGATGCAAACGCATTGCTAAATGCGTTGCTAACTGCATTGCCCGCATTGTTAAGCACGCCACCGACAGCTTCGTTAAGACCTGTGACGTTGCCAAGGCCCGCAGTCGCGCCAGAGAGTAGCGCGGACGTGAGGATGTCCTTGCCGGACAGGAAGCCACCGAGGCCACCAGCCGCTGCACCTGCCGCGATTTGCACCCCAAGACTTGCGCCGCCGGTTGCAATAGCTGCCGCGATTGGCAGTGCGAAACCAGCAATGTCGCCGATAATGCCAAGGCCATTCGGGCCTCGGTTCTCAGCCACGCGATTGTACTGACCTGTGGCTGGGTCGAGGACTTCGACACCCCAGTAGGCATTCGTAGGGTCGGCAAGAGTAAGGTCGTTGGCTTGCTGGAATACGTTGCGCAAACCATTTGCGCCAGCGCCAGAGTACACAACCTCGCCGCCCGTGCCGCCGCTTACAAGGCGATACGTGGCGTTAGGGTCTACTGGAACAAAGCCCGGCAGTTGTGAGGCATACTGCGCATTTGGGTTAAACGTAGCAGGGTTGGCCGCTTGCGCCGAACCGACGTTGCCGTAACTCGCAGGCAAACCCAGTTCGTTTGCAAAATAATATCCGGTCTGCCCAGCATTTCGCTGACTTGTAACCGGGTTGGGGTTTACACCTTGGCTGGGTGCAACATACGGATTTACGTCCAGTATAGATTGTTGGCGTTCAGCCGCAGTACGACTGGAGCCGCCACCTACCCCGCCAGTGTAGGAGCCGCCCTGCGCAGGCCCACCGAGCAAGGTGTTAGCAAGATCGGAACCGACTGTTTCCGCACCAAACAGTGCGCCTCCGAGACCGTAATCACTAAATGCCATATCCTCTAGGGCCGTAGCTGCTGCCATTACATCATTCCTTCTGGGGGGAGTTCCGGTTGCATCGGCATCTCAGGCTGCATCGGCATCTGTGCTTGCTGAACTGCCTGCGCCATCTGCGCGTTCTGCGCGGCCTGTTGAGCCTGCATAGCCGCACGATCCATTTCACCTTGCTGGCGTAAAGCCTCACGGTCGCGCTGCATCAACGCTTCGATGTTGGCTGTGTTTACCTGCGCGCCGTACTTGGCTTCAATCTCGGCGGCTTTAATCATAAGATCAGCGTCGAGTTTGTCGCGCTCACGGTCGTCCTTGCGCAGCATCTCTTCGCGCTGCAACTCAAGTTCTGCGGCCTTCTTCTGAATGTCAGCGCGGATTGCTTCCATCTGAACCTGAGACAGCATCTCTTCCGGTGTCGGCTGCGGTGGTGCAGGCGGTGGAGGAGGCGGCATCGTGGCTGGGTCTTTGAAGAATACAGTTGGGTCTTTGTATCCAGCCAGCGCCATCATCTGAGACAGCGTGTTGTAGTAACCCTGCATGTCGGCCAGCGGTGCACCCATCTGCATGAGCATCTCTTGCTTGGCCGCGACTTGACCCAAGAACGCCATCTTCTCTTCGTTGCTGCCAGTACCGATAGCGACGTTGACGACGACATCCATGTTTGTATCCCACACACGCGGGTCAATCGGCACGAACGTATTACGTAGACGCACCATGCGCGGTGCATCTTGGTTCTTGGCGATAAGCTGCATCGACTTGTGGAACAGGCTCTTCATACCCGTCTCGGCGAAGATACGGCAAATCAGTTCGATATGCTGCGCCGCAGCAGTAATCGTGGCTGCGACCGCAGCGCGTGTCGAAGACTGGAGTGCGTTCGCATCGAGGCCAGACGCGGCCTTGGAAATACCTGTGCGGTTCTCGCGCAGTTCGTCCATGTACTGCAACATCGGGAAGGCTTGCTGCCCGACGAACGGCATCGTGAACGGCTGCACCATACCCGGTGCGCGCATACGGATGA